AGGACTCTATCGTTGTCTTTGACGGGAAGGGGCTGTTACCCTCGTCCTCAAAGTCGCCTCCTTCATAGATAAATCTAAAACTACTCATTGCTTGCTCTCCTTAATAGTTCAAAAAAGTAAACACAGTCTACCACAACCAAGGGCTTATCTCTGTTTTGCTTGACGACGACAACTGGCTCGTATCCTCCTGCATTTGCTTTTGCTTGTTCATAGAATCCGTAAACAGAGATACTTGCTCTGGACTTGCATTCCAGACTAATTGGCAACTGCCGTCTGGCTGCTGGACTGAGTAGCAGATCCTCCCCCGTTGCGCCCATACTAACTGAACGGACATCATCTTGCTCTAGATTGAACTTTGCTAGGATTAGGTCCCTTACGGCTTGTTGCAGGACTCGCCCTTTTGCTTTCGCTGACGATGGCTTCAAAGCTGATTTCCTTTCTGTTTTTAATCCAAGCCTTTGGTATGTGCATCCTCGCATTACTGCTTTCCATGCTGACTGTGCAGGCAATACAGATGGCTTCTTCTGTTTCGCCAACAAGCCAACCGATGCTTTTACACGCATGGATTTCTGGTTTGACATTCTCTTGCCATTCGACATCAGCTACGGCATCCACCCACTCGATATAAATTATCGGGGCTTTCTCCAGAGTTGATTTGGCTTTCTTCGTATCCATAGTAACTGCGCCTGTTCGCATAAGTATTCCTCGTTGTTGTCATAAGCCTTCAGTACAGCCTCATAAAGTTGGTCTTCGGTCTTACAGCCTTTGAGTATCTTCTCAGCCTTCTTAGGGCCTATTCCATGCAATCCTGGTATATTGTCAACACGGTCCCCAGTGAGGACTTGTGTGTAGAAATTATACAGGGTGTCATCTTCATCAACCCAAAACTTCTCATTCTTACGCATATTGTAATGCCAGCCACGAATCATGTTCAGATCCTTGTCTGTCGTGCAAATGATATAGTCTTCAGGTTCCATAGAATAGGCAGCAATACCAAGGGCATCATCTGCTTCCTGATATTGCTCCACAGAGAACTTCCAAGCCGTAGTCAGATAATCCCTCAGCAAGGTTAAATGCTTTGGCTTGTCCTGTGTCCTAGTACCTTTGTAGGGCTTGGTCTTGGCAATGCTGATACGAAAGTTCTCATAGCCGGTAAGAAAGCCTTCGGCATCAGAACAGTCAGCGTGTACAAAGACCAAGTCTTCCAAATACTCTGAACACTTTGATAGTGCGGTTTTCTCATCATAGTCTTCACAGCCAGCAGCTACTGTGTAGGCTATGATGTCCCCGTCTATCAGAGCGATCATTACAGGGCTTCTTCGGTTACTGGAGTGTCTTCAGCATCATAGGCGACTAGGTTATCAATAGTCATCTTGATGAGCGAAGCAGACAGACCTTTCTTGTTCTTGAAAGCCCACTCGTAAGTACCCACAACTGCGGTGCCTGTAGAGCCGTTGCCGATAGCAACATCGATCAGGCTTGCACCAGTCTTATCAAAAATCTTGTCCATCTGACGCACAGACTTGCAAGTAATGTAGAAGCCTTTCTCTGGCTTGTCTTCACGCTTGCGTACTTCCAGGCCAATGCCCTCAAGAGCCTTGACTGCGTTCTCGCTGAGATTGGTCAACTCAAGCTGATACTTGCTAGACATCTCGTTGACTTTATTATGGTTACACCACATAACGGTGGCTTTGACTGTAACCGGCTTTGCATCACTCATATAATTCTCCTTTTAGGTTAGTGAGTAATTTTGTTAGACTTCGGTTCTGCTGCTTCAGAAATTATTATACAGGCAGTTTCTAGTATGTCAAGCATTTCTTCATATTTATTTGTTAAATCTTTGCTGTAGGCCACATGGATTGCCCCATCGATGACGGCTATCATCATCGCTGACTCTGGGTCTCCAAGGTCTTTAAATTCGTCTAGTGCGTCTGACACCAATTATCTCCAATCTTGTATTCGCCGTCTAGGGGACAGCGTAGGTTAAGGATTCTACCCGCTTTCCTGATGCTCTCTACTGCTAAAAACCCTACTCTTTGTGCGTGTTCTTCCTTGACTTCTAATTGGAACTCGTCATGCACATTGACCACAAACTTTGCATCTAGTTTGTTCCTGCGGATGCTCTCATCTAAGAACACCAAAGCCTGCTTCATCACTATCGCACCAGCACCTTGCAAAAGGGTGTTGAGGGCTGCGTGTTCGGAGCGAACAAATAACCTGCGTCCATCAAGACCTGGTAAGTGCCCTTTAACGGCGAGTTCGTTAACCGTGCTGCGAAGAGTCTGCAAAGCTGGCGTGTTCCTAAGAAAAGAATCGATGAGCCTTTGCCCTTCCTTCGCTGAACCACCAACAACCGACCCGATTTTGGCAGGCCCTGCGCCATAGAGGAATGCATAGATAAACGTTTTGGCTTGCGCCCTTGTAGATAACCCCGCAGCTTGCTGGTTCTTGGTATGTACATCAGTTCCCAAATCCTGCGAGCCTTCTGTGACCGTCTTAACATAATCCTGATCCTTCATATAGTGAGCCAACATACGCAACTCTAAGCCACTGGCATCAGCACCAACGAGTTTATAGCCCTTTGGCACGGTAAAGAGACTTCGGCACTCAGAACCATACGGAGAGCCAACGGAGGGCACCTGGGCCATGTTAGGGCTTTGGTGCGTCATTCTTCCCGTGACTGCTCCGTTTGTGATGACCTTACCGTGAATCCGTTGCTGGTCAGTCGTATTCTCAATCCACGACTCAACCATAGCCACCCGTTTCTGAAGCAGTAAGTATTCGGCAATAGCTTGCGCTTCTGGAATATTAACTCCTGCAAGAACGGTCTCATCTACTTTGGCTTGACCGTTGTCCGTGAAGTGCTGCGGCTTCCAACCTTTTTCTTGGAGGCGCTTGGCGATTTGCTGCCTCGAGCCGGGGTTGAAGACCTCGATATCGTCCTTGAGTTTTTTTCCAGTTTTCTCTGAATAACGCTCGGTTGTGATTGGAGGAAAGATGAACTGTAGGGATGCCTCAATTGCGCCCATTTTATCTTTAAGTCCTGCCAGAAATACCATAGCCGTTGGCAAATCGAATTTAAAACCGTTTCGCTCCTGCTTATAGATGATGGCTGCGACTTTGTGCTCGAGTTCGATACTCTTTTCCGAGAAACCATAGTTGTCCTTCTCCTTTAAAAGTTCAAAGTAAGTTAACTCCAATACTTCTACATCACGCCTGCAATAACGCTCTAACAGTTTGGGGTGTGGCTGGTCAAACGGTAGAGTGCTCTTCTTGTCAAAAGAGAGTTTGTTGATCCTGTGCCAGACTCTCTTGTAGTCTATCTTCTTCCTGCCTAGCCTGTTTCCCCAGCTTTCGAGGCTGTGTCCGTTTTCTCGGTTTGGACTCATCAGCCTTGACATGACTAGGGTGTCTATGCACATCGACGGAGTGATCTTCGTATTCCAAAGCCTGTTCAAGATTGGGAAGTCGAAGCTGATTCCGTTGTGCGCTACTACTTGTGGTTGTTCCTCTAACATTTTTAATAAAGTGTCGGCCTTGTGATGACATTTAACCTCTCCGCTTCTTAGTTCCTTTGTCACGCACAGGTGGATTTGGCTCAACTGGGAGTTGGTCTCTATGTCCAGAAAAACTATCGATTTGTTGCCAATCTCGGTCATCTTCGCTCTTCTTCAGTAATTTGCCGTCATCTGTCAGTAGGTACAATGTCAATACACCACTCTTATTTATCACGCTTGAAACGCTTATCGGCTTCATTTGCTATCCTCCTTAACTCTGAAGCTGCAACTACAAAGGCCTTCTGTGTGTCGTCCATCTTAGGCCAATCCTCAATCTCTGACATCAACCTAAAGCAGGCAACACAATATACACCTGTTTTATCCAATTTGCAAATGGTTTTACAGGGACTCATTTGATGCTGTTCTTCAGGTTTATCAGTTCTGTGTTTAACTTGAAGACCAAGGCATCCAGTGTGCGGTTCTCATCTTCAAGCCTCTGCATCCTGGCCCTCATCATAGCGTTCTCACGCTCTAACTCAGCAATGAGACCAGCCTCGTCTAAACCATGAGGCAGATCAACCTCGTAAGGGACACCACTAACCTTCACCATATGACCTCCAAAATGCAAAGATGATTGTAAAGAACATCAGCCAAAGAAAAGTAATCATTTCGTTGCCATCCAATAAAGACCTACGTTAGAGAAAGCATAACCGGCATAGACTACCAACAGAGCAATGTTACCCTTCATGCCCTGCTCTGCTGCAATGTAGGCATATATACAGCCGGTTACGATGATAAGCCAACTACTCATGCTTGCTTCAAGAGTGCTAGGCAGTCTTCAAGTGCATTCATCAGTTCCTTCCTTTCAGGATTGTGAGCAGCAGAGTATTTACCGTTGGACTGCCTTACTTCAATAAACTCTAGCACCAAGTCTTCCAGCTTCTTATCGATGCTCATAGCAGGACGGCTGCCGTCATCAGTAAAAATAAGACACTCAACATTACCACTATCGCCCATTCCAACATAGGTGTCCACCTCCAGTTCTAACTTCATTTTAAATAGTCTCCATAGATTTTAAGAAAGTCCATTACATCACGCTTTGCATCAGAGTCGAGCAAGTGCCCATATTCTTCAGGATGATTAAACTTGCTAACTAGCTTAACAGCAACCTTGATCTGTGCTGTCAACTCTTCGTTGACCTCTTCAAGGTCTTTGATGCGCTCTTCTAGCTGCTCTACGGCTGAGTAGTCCATAGTGTCGTAGTCAGCGTCGTTCCAGTAGTCATAAGAATATTCAGTCATTTTAAGCCTTTCAGTATTGATGAAATAAAAGCAAAACAGCCTATCAGTAGTGCGGATGTCATAGTGCCTCCTTGAAGTCGTTATCATCTTTCTCGCTAAATATCTTATGCCAAATCTTTCGAGTAGGTACTCTTTCCTTTTTCCAATGCTGATCTCGTTGCACATAGGCGTTAAAAACGTCACACGCTAACAGTTCATCCTTACATCTCTGCCTGTGCGAACACTTGTCGCAAGGTGCTGGGCGTGAAACTAAATCATAATGTGCTGCAAAGGCTTTGTTCCAGGGTTTTGTGTTCATGATATTTTTCCTTTAATGTTAAATGTTATAATGCTTCTTCGTTAATCTCGTTCATGCGACCAGTGTGCTTGTCATACAGGACTGCACAGGCTTTGCCGGTCTCTCCGCTGTATCGGTTCTTGATAACCCTGACCCTTGTGGTGTTGCGCTCAATAGGGTCTTCATGCTGTGCTGACCTTTCCAATCCTAACACCATATCGGCTAGTTGTCCAATACTTGCCGAACCCCTTAATTGGGACAGGCTAGTGGCTGCACCTTCTTCATGGCCTTTACCCTCTGGCCTACGGAGATGGGACACCACAAATAAGGCAACCCCTGTTTCTTGCACAATCATTCGCAGCTTGGTCATAATCTCATCAATGGCTTTGCGCTCATCTCCATGATCCTGAGCAGACACCACGATAGAGACATGGTCTAGCAGAATGTACTTGCAGTCTAAGCCTTTGGCAAAGTATCGAACCCGATTGATAATGTTGTCGATTGCGGTGCTACCGAAACAGTCATAAAAGAAAAGCCTATCAGAGCCAAGGGTCTTATCAAATGCTTCTTTCTTAGCTGATTCTGTTGCCTCAGTCTCTGCCAAGTGCAATGGCTTATTGATCGCTAGCGACATCAGAGACAAGGCAGTCCGCTTAACAGACTCTTCGAGGAACATAATCCCGATATTGTCCTTAGTCTCGCACAGCAACTGCCATATCACTTCTCTGATAAACTGAGACTTACCAAGGCCGGAGCCAGCAGTAACCACCACCATTTCCTGTTGCCTGATACCGCCTGTCATGCCATTCAAGCCTGCATAGGGATAGTGCGCCTGAGCCTTCGGTAAGGGCTGCATGACTAACTCGAACAACTCAGAGCCAGCAACGATACCATCAGGCACATAGGTCTCTGCTGCCCACCATGCCTTCACAAAGTCCGCAGATTTGTTGTCCTTGAGATAATCACAGGCATCTTTGTACGGCTTGGACATCTTCATGATCTTGACCTTAGAACCAAATAGGTCAGCAACGGCTAGAGCAGCCTCTTGACCAGGTTCATCAGCATCAAAGGCAAGCACCACAGTCTCAAAGCTGTCGATGTACTCGAATTGGGCTTGGCAGTCCTTCACAGCCGACTGTGCCCCATTCTTGATTGACACCACAGGATAAAGAGAGCCTGTCATCTGAAAAGCCGCCAAGGCATCTAATTCGCCCTCACAGATGGTCAGATATTTACCGCCGGCAGGATACCGATTCTGACCAAACAAGGTAGCCTCTTTAATGTTGCCTTGAGACCTGAATTGCTTGTCTGCAACGGATCTGACCTTGAAAGCTACTTCAGTGCCCCTATCGTCAGTGTAGGGATAATAATGTTCTGTCCCTGATTGTCTGACACCATAGGCTTCACAGGTAGCTTTGGTGATACCCCTCTCAGGTATGCTTAGGAATTGACCGCTAATGCCCTTTAGAGGCTCTACAACGGGTTTCTGTGTCATCGGTAGTACCTTACCCCTTCCTGGGTCAGAGAAGCCCTCTGAGAGCGTTTTAGAGGCTTTGTGGCACACAAAACAATAAGTGCTGTCATCTGAATAGACTGCCCTGCCGTCTGAAGAGCCACAATCAGGGCACTCAGTATGCCTTACAAACCTGTTTTTAGACTGTATTTGCATTGATCCTAATCCTTTCCTGAGCCAATTGATCCAATATTGCCAAGAGGGCAACACAAGTACCAGATTCTGGCTTAGTGCGCTTCAAAGCCTCATAGACATCATTGAGCAAGGTCTCAATGTCAGTCGAACCATGCGCTAATAGGTCAACACAATCAGAAACACAAAACCAATAAATTCTTTCTAAGTCATCATTTTCCATTGAGTGCTACCTTTCTTAATAGTTACCTATATAGTTAAAGAATTAAAATCTTTATTAAAGTCTTTTTCAATATAGACTATTTAGTCAATATAGTCTTTAATAGCAAGAATCGTGCCAGCTTGCTATCGGGACTGCCAAGGGTCATCGTTACCATCGTCAAAACCATCAATGCCCGCTAATGGGTCTAAATCGCTCTCTGTGCCTTCCTCGACTTCATCCATCTCCGACATCAAGCTGACATTACCAACGGCACAGAGGTCGGTTTTAATCGATTTTAGGCACTGTCTACACATAGAGAGATATTCCCTAGTGTAAACTGACCGAATAGTTGTCTCATAATCGGTTAAAGCTTCATTACATGATCGGCATCTCATGGTGTCCCCTTTTTAATACATAGGGCATCAAAGGCCTGCATTGATTCGCTGAAATAGGTATCTCTCAATAAATCCTTTTCATATGCTAGCTGTAGCCTTTTTTGATCCTCTGCTCTCACAACATAATAGGCAAACTCAATCAAATCATCCTCGCTGCCGTGCCAATTTCCGAAGTCGCTGTAATCTAGCCTATCGTCTAAGATATCCACTACTTCTTTATTCGTTAATAACATGATAGAGCCTCCATTTGTTTATTGGTAAAGTTAGAGAGCCTTGATTCTATCAGAGCCTCGTGCACCGATGCAACAGCGTAGGCATCAAATCCCCCGATATGCCATCGATAAGGCCCTAGCGGTATGTGATCGAGTTTCCAATCGTAGACTGTAGCTACGGAACCGTCTTCAAATTCTATGAACCATTCTGCGTTAGTCTTGTCACCTATGAACACAGTAGGTGCACCAAAGCATCGGCAAAGTTCCTCATAAGTGGCGTTGACATAACCCCGTAGACTGCTCATGTTAGTCTGATCTGCACTGCATTGTTTGTGCTTCATTCTTGTCCCTCCATTGAATCAATCCCTAGATCCTCTGAAATGTAGGCCATTGCGGAACACAATTCAGACCATTCCTCGTCATACTCTGA